TTGCTAGTCTTACCTAGCTCTTCCTGCGCTTTTTGCAGCGCGCGGTTGTAGGTTTCAACGCTGAGGTACGGCTTCAGCTGCTCCAGCTCTGCCAGTCGTTGATTGTAAATTTCCTGCTCTGTCGCCACAGATTGAGTGACTTGCTCTACTTGTCGGCTTAACTCAATCGTTGACCGTGTTGACTCTGCTTGACGCAATGCCGCAAGTTGCTCTGCATCAGTCAATACTTGCTTTTCTTTCAGTGCGCGAGTGGTTTTATCAACAGCACCGGGCACTTGTTGCTCTATTTTTAAATATTCTTTTTGCGTTTCTGTTAAATTCTGAATGGATTTGTCGCCGTTCAGAATCGTGTCAAAAAGCTTGTCAAATTCTGCGCGTGCTTTTTTATTATCTTCAGCCAACTCCGTGCCGATGAATGCCGCGCCCTTGAAATCAAGTTTTGCCAGCGCGGTAAGTTGTGCTGCCCGTGCGCCTATCTCACGCCCCATGCCGCGAAATGTATCAATGACAGTTAATCCGGTGATGGCCAACCCTTTAAGAACTGGCACGACAACCGATGCGGCGAAAGAAAACTGGTTTGTTGATTTCCCAGTAGACAGCATAGCTGCGCCGATTGTATTCAGCGTTGGCAACAGCGCACCGACGAACGATGTTTTAATAGCGGTGACGCGGCCTTGTAACTCCGCCAGCGTATCGTTAAATTGATCAGATGCCTGCGCGGTTTGCTGAGTCATTCCAGAATATTTTGCGTACGACTCTATATTCCCCTCAATCGCTGACCGTCCATCGTCCAGCAGAGGTATTAGGTCTCTGCCAGATTTGCCGAACAATTGAGCAGCCAGCGCAGACTTGGCCGCACCATCTTCTATACTCGAAAACTTGTCGGCAACATCAAGGAAAACCTGATTTGCATTGCGTAACTGGCCGCTCGCATCCTTGGTCGCAATTCCCAAAGTTGCGAATGAAGCTGATCCAGCATACATATTCTTTGACATCAGCCCAATCGCCTTTGCCACAGAATCAAGGTCGGTCCCGTTTAATTTCGCTGCTTTGCCCAAGCCACCCAATTCAGCCACGGTCAAACCGGTTATCTTGCTCAAGTCATTGAGCTTGTCGCCAACATCAACAACGCCCTTCACGAGCGATGCTATACCGGCAAAACTCAGACCGACGCCGATTGTGCCCAGAACCTGGTTGATTGAATTAACAGCACCGCCGACAGTGCGCTTCGCGTTATCCATGTCGCTCTGCAAGCGAGCCATAGATGCGAACATCTGTAGTTCAAGTTGTCCTACTACCATAGTTATACGCCCGCTGCTTTTCGGATTGATTGTTTTAAGCGCATGGCTTTACGCCACTTTGCTGCCATGTAATAAGGTGCATCAGCCCACGGCGTTTCGGCATCATCCTTGCGAAACTGGTGGCTGCAAGACAGATATGTGTTGCTCAGTCTTTTAATCGTCTGCGCTTCCCATGAAGAAAGCTCTATTCCGGTGTTCGCAATCCATGCGTAAATTTCCAGATGCGTTATGGCTGATTCGCTTGTTGCAATACCCAAATCAATAAGATATTCGAGGACGTGGAAAGCCTGGCATTCCGGCATTTCCACGTTTTGGTTGTCGCGCTCGAATTCAGCGCGTCTTGATATTTCGCCCCCATCAGGCGTGGTATTCAGCCACGCAAGATGACCAACATAGACTTCTAGCTGGTCTGCGAGGGCTTTATAAAATTACTCCAATCGTTCAATTCCTTTGTAACCTGGTCGGCGATAAAACCGATAGAACGGTCACTGTAAACAGCCAACGACAATTCAGCACCGGCCAAATCATCAATCTCTATGTTTTCCCAGCTATGCGTACAATCGGCCAGAAAAACGGCCATTTCTTGTTGAGTCTGCTCGGCTGTGTGATTGGCTTTCCCCTTCCGCTTCAGTTCATCGAGCATCCGGTTGTTTTTCTTAGCCTGGGCTTTTGCAAACTCTTTAGAGCCTGGGCCGTACAACACAACAACGCATGGCAATTTCTTGGCCTCATCCGAGTACAAAAGATTGTCTTCAGCATCACGCAAATGCAAACGTTTGGTTTCAGCTACCGCTAGTTTTCTTATGTCCATTTTTCAATTTCTCCAAGAATTAAGCTGCGGCAACAACGACAGGGTCTTTGCATACGCTGATCGTCGCTGTTCGTTTCATGACTCCGCCCGATTGCGCTTGCGACAATTTCCAGCTAGAAACCAATACATCCAGATAATGAACCTCACCGTCTGGATATGTGATTTTCATCGAGTAATGAGCGGATGACGCTGCGGCTGCTTTTGCAATCACTTGACCGGCATCAGTAGGCATGTCAGCCAAAACCATGTCGCCCGATCCGTACTCAGCCGTTCCTTTCAGGTATTCAACAGCGCCCGAAATAGGGGTAAATTTATTGACTTCTCGGGTTGCGCCGATCTCGGGGAAAGATTCAACGCGGCCAATGGTCGTGTAAGTGATGGTTGTCGCGGCGTAACCGGCGGCATCGTAAGTGGCTGGGAGTCCTGCGCTGATCGCGTACGTTGTATCTGTGAATGATGCTGCGGCGGAATGTGCTGCCATGATATGTTTCTCCGAATCGCCTCACGGCGTTTGGTTAAAAAAAAGCCCGGGTACTCTCACGAGTAAGCCGGGCGCGGTACTGCTGCTGCTTAAAATCTATCTATAAAATATCACCATAAAATCTATTGATTGTTCGTAAATATCAGGATCATCTGAGTACAAATCCGGGCCATCGCCTTCATGCGTAATGCTGTCCACAACCACAGAATTAACTGTTCCCCTGGTCGACGTGATGGCCGATCTGATCAATTCGATGATTGTTTTTTGGCTCAAATAACTGGATGCGTGGACGGATACTTGAATGCGTTCAGTAACAAGCTGTGTTCCTGTACGCTTTATCATCGGCATCTCGACACCGCTGATTTGCCTAACCGAAATAGCCGGAATGGTTGTTGTTATTGGCAATACGCCGCTCAAGATTCGCGCTGCTGGCACACTTGCGATCAACGGCGCATTATTAACGAGCATGTATCTGATTGCCGCAACGCCGCTCATTCTTCCACCTCAATTTCAATGCCTGCGGTATCAAGCCCGTTCTTTTTGGCCAATCTCTTCTTAATGTATTCACCAGCGCCAACAATCGCCGCCTCAGCGTTCGCGTCTAAAGCTGGCCGCATAAATGGACGTGGGCTAACGCCAGGATGATTGATTTCACCCTTGCCGTTTTTAGACAGGCTATGTGGCCGCGTGCCAAATTCGACCATGTGCGCATAAAAGACATCTGCGCCAGTCTTGCCCACCTTGCCGCCCGCCTTGATTGATGCCGTTACTTGCCCGCCCCTGCGATCTATCCTCGCCGACAATCTAATGCTGTCTCGTAAAGCCCCAGGGTAATTTTTATAAAGCTCTGCGCCCTTTCGTGACGGCTCGCCAATTGGCACTCCAGCTTTTGCTGCTGCCAGAATAGGCTTTGCACCTGCGCGCAATGCCGCACGCATCACATTGGCTTCCATTTTTGCTGGCAGTTGATCTAGGAATGCTTGCAGCTCTGCAAGACCTTTTACCTTTATATCTGACACGATCAAACTGTGTACGCTTCAATGACGCATTCAATGTATTGATGCTGGCCGAGTTCCGCCGGGCCGCCAACGATCTGATGCGTGATGCCGTCAATGACAATCCGCATCGACGAATCCAAATCCCCGCGATACCGCGCGCGCCAGCGTTTTTGTTTTGTACCGATAACCAAGCCATTTTTTACGGCCTCGGATTTGCTCGGCAAAACGTCCTGAACGTTGCACCAGACAACAGCAAGCAAGCTCCATGATTCGACCGGTGATCCGTAAGTGGCATCTTGCGTTACCGTTTTCTGCTCGATGCGGCAACGTCTATCCAAGCGCACATTCATTATTTTTTAGGCTTTTGCTGCGGAAATTTCGCCGGATCAATCTCTGACCTGCGAGGCGGCTTTGTTCCTGGATGCTGCTTCTCGCTGTCAATGCGCTCAACAACAACGCCATTTGCAAGTAGTTCTGCTGTGATTTGTTCTAATCCTTGCTTTAAGCCACGAAATCCAGTGTGCGCGTGAGTTTCTTCATAGCGTTCTGGATCGAAGCCAAGCAGCATGATTTTGTTCGCGCCTACCAGGTATGCAATACGTATCGCAGCCAGCGCGTTGTTGCGGATTTCGATTGTTTCAGCGTCCGAAATCTTAACTCGCTCGTACATCATGCCTGGGTAGAGAGCGTCGTAATCTGGATGATCAACGCCGATCACGCGCATTCCCTTAAATTCCAGCCTATCAGCTTCTTCCCAAAAAGGGTGATGCGGATCAAGCGCCACAAACATATCTGCCCACGGCGCAAACTTTACTGCGCGATTACATGCGATGGTTTTGTGACCTTTAGCCGTTGCCGCCAGTTCTTCAGTCATGTCCGGGCCAGCGCCCAAGATTGCCACTGTTTCGCCTTGCCACATATCGGCGGGTATTTGCCATTTTGTAGTCATTAGTATTTGCTCCAAGCGCGTTCGGGGTCTAACAAGCCATCAACATAAGCCTGCGGAAACTCGGTAACAACGTTCCCGACATTAATCATGTCTCTCTGATCGTATAATTGCTTGATTCTCATAAGCATCCAATTTCTAACACACTGTGGCACAGCCGAAGCTGATCCGTATCCAGCCACAAAACGCACCTTGACAGCGTTTACCTGATCCCGTGTCGAAGGCCACGATACGCCGTAAGCTGGCGTGATGCGTGCCGGTGAACCTGTTGAATCAACAATATAGTCTGCCGCGCTCAATGTTTGCGTGTCTCCAGCTGTATCAACATAAGTGATCTCTGTAACGGACTGTAGCGGTCGCATATTTATTGCCTGAGTCGGAAACTCATCCAAATAAAGGTCGACGGTTTGTGTAATCAAATACCGACCGAGCAACTGTTCTGCATATTGCCGCGCCGATTTAATCAGAACATTCAGCAATTGATCGCCGGTAGTATTGGTGCTTGGTGCTTCCGCTCCAAGACTTGAATCTGCGGTGTTGTCCGCGTATGTCGTTGTTGTATTGTCAGCAATGGTGGTGAGCAATAAGTAGGTTGAGCCGCCCGCCGCCGTGCGGTAAATCTTGCGCGATGTGACGATTGATCCGCCGACAGGTATCGCGGTAAGTGATATTTTCCCGTTCACCGTTTTATCGACAACAGTAACCGATGACGATATGTCTCCGGCTTGAGTCGCGCCGTCAGCAGTGACAAAAGTCACAACGTAACGATGCACGCCATTGTCAACATTGCCAGCACCAGAACCAAGCGCAACCGTTAATGCGCCCGGTGCCGGTTCCTGGTTAACTTCGTCGATCCTGCAAAAATGTTTAACCTCA